CTCTACCGATACACCAAGGCATACCTTGAAGCATCCGCATGGGCGGACAAGCTTGAGAAGGAAGACGGAGCAGGGCGTGAGTTCTTCAAGGTTCTCTGCCTGTGCCGGAAGCCAAAAGAGACCGGATGTTTTCCAAGTATCAAGCCGGAGGTCAAACAGGTTATCAAGAATATATGGTTCAATGAGGACTTTGCCCGGAACCAAGGAACCCGTGAGATGCTGTATGAGAAGCTGACAGCCATTGCCAATATCAACAAGTGGGAGAAGATACCATCCTATCAGACGGTGACAAGGTACATCAGTTACCTCATGGAGGATGAGGGAATGAGGAACGCTTGGTTCCTTGCATCCCGTGGTACCCGTGAGTACAAGAATAAGGTCATGGTGAAAGGAAGCAGAGACACCAAGGGGCTTCAGGTGATGCAGATTGTCATGGGTGATGAGCACACCTTTGACTGTTGGGTGAGCTACAAGCAACCTAATGGCAAGGTTATAGCCATCAAGCCACACTTGGCTGCATGGGTAGACATGAGAAGCAGGGTCATCATGGGAGATGTGATGTGCAAGGATGCCAACTCTGACATCCTGAAGCAGAGCCTACTCAAGATGATATATTCAGAGCCGGGCGGAGTTCCGGAGTATCTCTACATAGACAATGGTAAGGACTACACAGCCAAGACCATGACAGGAAGAGACAGGAATGACCGGAGCGGCATGAACTTTGACAATGAGACAATGGGCTTCTACAAGAGCATAGGCATCAAGGATGACCACAGGGCTCTTCCTTATGAGCCATGGAGCAAAGGTCAGATTGAGAGGTTCTTCCGTACCGTGTGCAATAAGTTCACCCGTTGGATGAAGTCCTACACCGGAACGCTGACAGGCTCAAAGACCTCTGACAAGGTGGATAAGGACATCAAACGGATGCTTGAGAGAGGAGAGCTCCTGACACTGGAAGAGTTCTATGAGAAGTGGCATGAATGGCTCACAACGGTCTACATGCACACGGAACACTCTGGACTGAAGAAGATGGGAGAAACCTACAAGAAGCCTTATGACTGCTTTATGAATGAGGACAGATACTTCAAGGCGGCACCGCCTAAGAGCTATGCAACCATGCTGATGATGAAGTCAGAGAACGTGCTTGTCCGTAACATTGGCATTACCAAGTGGGGATATGAGTACCGCTCTGATGAGCTTTGTGACTATATCGGGCGGAAGGTTGACATCAAGTATGACCCGGATGATATGGCTGTCCTGTATGTCTTTGACCAAAAGGGCAAGCGTATCTGTGAAGCGTATTGTCAGGAACTCCTTCAGATAGCTCCGAAGGTTACACAGAAAGCTCTTGAGGAGCACCTGAAGATGCAGAAGAGACAGCAGAAGCGTGACCGGGAAAGACTTGAAGAGGCAAGGAGACCGTTTGAGGAACTCAATGAGCAGTATGTTGGCTTCAGTGAGACTACAGGTGGTATTGAGCTGATGATAGGTGGAAAGAAGCAGGAGAAGGCTGCAAAGGTCATCACGATACCTACAGACAGAACCTATCAGCAGGGCTTCAGAGCCGAGAAGAGAGAAGAGCCTGAAGCGGACAGCGAATACATGAGCAGGCAGGCAGAAAACGCCCTCAAGAAGCTTAGAGCTATAGGAGGATGATATGGTCAGGATGATATTGATTGGAGCTGCCCTTGTGGTTATGGCAGTTATAGCATTGGTTGAATTGGCGTGGTTGGCATTTTCGATTGCGGCGGCGTACTTGGAAAATATGGAATAAGGTTGAAAGAAAGGAAGGTTGTAAACATGGAAGCATTGAATACCTACAAAACAGAGAAGACATTGGCAGAGCAGATGAATGAGAGACTGGCGGAGCTGAAGATGACGAAGGCAGAGGCAGCTCTCAAGATGAACTACTCAAGAGCAGCACTTAGTCAGTACCTCAATGGGAAGTATGCAAGTGACCCTACAGAGCTTGAGAAGAAGGTCAGAGAGTTTCTTGCAGCTACCGGAGGCGTTACTGAAGGTCAGGAACCGGAGAACAGCGTACCTACAGGAGCAGGAACACTCAAGAAGAAGGTGGAGTTCTTTGAGAGCAGAGACTTTGTGCAGACCATTGGTGTGTGTCAGGCATGTCAGGAGTACATGGGGCTTGGGATAATCGTTGGAAAGTCCGGTCAGGGAAAAACACACGCCCTGAAGAAATATGCAGAGCTTCCAAGAGTGGCATACATTGAGTGTGATGACACAATGGCTTGCCGGGACTTGGTGGAAGCCATTGAGAACGGTATAGGACTCCCGAAGGGGTACGGTGGAACGATATGGAGCAGAGTCAACCGTATCCGTGAGTTTTTCAATACCAATGAAGGGTTCTTGCTCATCATTGATGAGGCAGACAAGCTCATAAACAAATACACACAGAAGAAGATGGAGATACTCCGTGGCATTTTTGACCAGTCTGATGTAGGCATTGTCATAGCCGGAGAGCCGAGACTTGAGACAGAGCTGAAGGGCAATCTTGTCCGGTTCGCTAACAGGATGGACTTCTACTACAAGCTGAAGGGACTGTCCAAAAATGAAGTAGTTGACTACCTTGAAGGATATGAGGTGGATGAGGCTGCCATGGGTGAGATGATAAGCCGGGCAACCAACACACAAAGCGGATGCTTCCGTCTGTTGGACAGAACTCTCAACAACGTGCTCCGCATCCTGAAGCAGAAGGGTGAGACCCGTATAACTATGAAGATTGTGAGTGAAGCATCCAACATGATGATGCTGTAGGAAGGAGAGAAGACACATGAAGAAGTTTGAGGTTGTAATCAGAGGAGAACATGAGGCAGAGATTGGACATGAGATACTGTCAGGTATCTATGCAGCTATTCAGAATTATGGATACACGGATGTGTCCGTTCAGGCAGATACCATTGAGGAGCAGAGCCACAGGGAGCTTCAGGTACCGGAGTTTCTGAAACCACAGCAGAAGGGCATCATGGAGCGTAGCATGGCAGCAAGGAGGGTGTGACATGGCAGGAAATACATCACAGCCAAGTATCAAGAGGGTGTGGGGGATTGCCAAGAGTCCGGAGCTGAAGCTCACGGATGAGGAACTGCATCTTCTTGTGCAGGCACATACAGGAAAAGACAGTATCAAGGCTCTCAACAAAAGGGAGCTTCAGACTGTCATCCGTGTACTTGGTAACATGAAGGACTCTGCTAAGAAGTCAGAGCGTGGAAGGAACCGATACAGCGGAAGTGAAGTCACAGAGAACCAACGGAAGAAGATATACAAGCTCACACAGGAGCTTGGATGGGACAAGCCTGCAAGGGTCAATGGAATGTGTCAGAAAATGTTTGGTGTCAGTGCGGTTGAGTGGCTGAACTATCAGCAATGCTCAAAGCTCATTGAAGCCCTGAAGAGTATGTTGAAGAGGCAGAAGGAGAAGGAGGAGCAAGATGAGGGATTGCAAGCTAATAGTGACAGTCAGGGATGACAAGGTCAACTTTGAGGGACAGGACATCAGTGTTGAGGAGTTGGCACAGATAGCAGGCTTCCTTCAGGTGTTCGTTGGCATGGAAGGTCTGAAGCGTGGACTGGATATGGATGATGTGAAGAACAACATGCTTGACATCCATCTTGCTGCAATGGAAACGCTAGAGGAACAGCTCCGGGCAGGAAATCTTGACCCGGATGACAGCTCATAAGAGGAAGGAGTGGTATATAGTGGCAAATAATAAACGGTTGACCAATAAGGAAAAGCAGGCAAGGGCAGAGTTCAAGAAGAGGATGCAGGACAAAGGAGTGCTTCCTCCGGATAAGCCGAAGCTGAACCGGAAGAAGTTCATTGATGAAGCAAGGGAAGAGTGGAATGGCAGAAGTAGTGACTGCTTTATATGGGAGCACTACTTGATGGATGCCATCTCCTACATACTTTGTCAGAGAGAAGGGATGAGCTCAAGAGCCTCACTTGAGGCAGTGGGAGCTGCCAAAGTTCTGAAGCTTGCCATAAGGCTCCGTGAGTTCTCTGAAGAGGTCAGGGAAAAGGGTGAGCATGAGTACAGGTTGGTTGACCAGTACAACTATATCAAGGACATCTTGGATGCCTAGAAAGGAGCAGACATGAACGCACAATATAAGAAGCTGACAAGCCACGGGTCTATCAGTATCCCGGTGGCAATGAGGAGAGAACTTGGCATTGAGCCAAAAGACCCTATGGTAGTAGAGCAGAGCGGTGGGAAAATCATCATTTCTCCATACAATCTCCACTGTAATTTCTGTGGAACTACCGAAGGTGTGCATGAGTTTCATGGGAAAGGTATCTGTGAAGCCTGTGCAACAAAAGCATTTGAGAAGTTAGGAGGCAGACAGTAATGGAACAGCAGACAGTGAAGACCATGACCAATGAGCAGCTCATTGGAGCATGTGTGTGGCTTGACCGTGAGCAGAAGAAGAGCCGGGCTATGATGAACAGCTACAAGGCGGAGCTTCAGGCTAGAGGATTGGCTATCATGGAAGACCACAATGTGAAGTATGTGAAGTTTTACGGTGATGAGGGCAGTGCTGCCATCACAGACAGCATGAGCCTTGACATCCTGAACCCGGACAAGCTGAAGGAGCTTGTGGGTGAGGGAGTATACAAGATGAAGGTCAAAGAAGAGACCAAGACAACCTACAAATTTGACAGCAAATTTGAGAAGGCTATGAAGGCAATCTTCACAGGTGACTACACCTTTGAGACCACACTTGAGGAGTTCCTTGATGAAATGAGCATCAAGCCGGATGACAAGCAGAAGAAGCTCCTCCTGAAGAAACTGAAGGGAGAGTTTGAGAAGGACAAGGAGACTCTCATCTCTGTATTGGTTCCTGAAGGGGAAACAGTTCCGGACTTTGATGTGGAGCTGTGGTACATCTACCGTATCAAGAACGGGGAACTCATCAAAGCCTTTCTTCCGGAAGAGATGATTGATGCCACCATTGAGGGCATCCGGAAGAGCATCTTGGTGGAGACCAAGACATCCATCACATTAGACTATGATGACACGGAAAAGGAGGAATAATCATGGCAGATGAAAAAGAACTGTTTGACGAAGTATCAATAGAAGAGGAAATCAATGAAGTAGATGGACAGCCTATCTACCACGCAAATGAAGGCGAAGGCGAAGACAAAGGCAAGGAGGAATAATCATGGCAAAGAAGAAGATATGTATTGATGCCGGACATTATGGCAAATACAACAGGTCTCCGGTGGTTCCGGAATACTATGAGTCAGATATGGTGTGGAAGCTCCACATGATGCAGAAGGAGATATTGGAGAGCTATGGCTTTGAGGTCATTCTGACAAGAAGCAATCAGGCTACAGACAGAGGACTCTATGACCGTGGATATGCAGCAAAGGGATGTGTTCTCTTCATCAGTGACCACTCCAATGCTTGCGGTACGGAGAGTGTTGACTATCCGGTTGTATACCGTGGGTATGACAATATTGGAAACTGTGATGAGCTTGCCCTGAAGCTTGCAAAGGTGATTGCTTCCACAATGGGAACAGCACAGGCAGGAAGGACAGCTACAAGGAAGGGCTCATCCGGTGATGAGTATTATGGTGTACTTAGAGGTGCAAGAGCTGCCGGACTTTCGGACTATTATATCATTGAGCACTCTTTCCATACCAATACCAAGATGACCAAGTGGCTGCTGAATGACTCCAACCTTAGAAAGCTTGCAGAGGCAGAGTGTAAGGTAATCGCAGAACATTATGGCATGACAAAGCAGGCTGATGACAAAGACAGCATGACCAAGATAACCGGAAAAGCTGAAGCCACAGCGGAGCAGATGACAGCATACATCAAGGCGAAGAATGGCAGCGTTGCACAGAGCGTACTTGATATGATACCTCTGTATCTGTCTGAAGGTGAAGCGGAGAATATCCGTGGTGACATTGCCTTTGCACAGAGCTGTCTTGAGACAGGAAACTTCACATTCTCCGGAAGTGCTGTGAAACTCTCACAGAATAATTTCTGTGGTATGGGAGTGACACAGAACGGAATGGAGGGCAACAGCTTTGACACGCCACAGCTTGGCATCAGAGCACAGATACAGCACCTCAAGGCATACGCCAATACAACGAAGCTGAAGCAGGATTGCATTGACCCACGCTTTGAACTTGTATCCCGTGGATGTGCTCCTTATGTGGAGTATCTTGGAATACAGGAGAACCCGAAGGGCAAAGGATGGGCGGCAGGAGCCGGATATGGTGAGAAGATACTGAAGATACTGGATGCCATCAAGGGAACCAGAGACAGTCAGGCAGGAGATGGAAGTCAGAAGCCGGATGATACAAAGAAACCGGAAGCCTTCACACCATATCTCATCACAACCACCTGTGATGTGCTGAACATCCGCTCCGGTGCAGGAACGGATAACAAGGTGGTAGGAGCTATCCGTGAAGTGGCAGGAAAGAAGAACAAGTACACCATTGTGGAGGAAAAGAACGGATGGGGCAGATTGAAGTCCGGAGCCGGATGGATAAGCCTCTCATACACCAAGAAGGTAGCTGCATCCACAGGCACAACCTTCACACCGTATCTCATCACAACCACCTGTGATGTACTGAACATCCGCTCCGGTGCAGGAACAGGACACAGTGTAGTAGGAGCCATCCGTGAGAAGGAAGGTCAGAAGAACAAGTACACTATTGTGGAGGAAAAGAATGGATGGGGCAGATTGAAGTCCGGAGCCGGATGGATAAGCCTCTCATACACCAAGAAAGCCTCATAATAGTAGGAAGGAGGCTATAATGGTAGCAGATGAACTCACAAGAGCCCTCATTGAAGAGACCACGTTGGAGGATATTTCAGAGAGCTACCGCCCTGTGGTGGACATCATAGGGATTGAGAAGTTCATTGAGCTTAGTGAGTACGCCAAAGGAGATGAGCTCTACTTTCCAAAGACAGAGAACATCATAGCTCCGGCAAGAAACAGGCGTATCAAGAAAGAGTGGAACGGATACAACTCAAAGGAGCTTGCAGAGAAGTATAATCTGACAACAAAGCAAATAGGAAACATACTGAAGGATGAGCCAATGATAGGACAGATGAGCATTTTTGACATGAATAATGATGATTGATTTTCCGGAAATGTTTCCCCTAAAGAGTCTTTCATAATGAGTATAAGATAAGAGCATGTACTTAGTACATGCTCTTATTGTTTTGTGCGTTATTCTCAAGAAAAATGACAGAAAAGGAGTGGTTTGTATGACGAATTTTACAGCGGATGTATCACAGATTGTCCTCTTTATCGGTGTGATGGCGTTTATCGTCTCCATCATTACGGAGGCACTCAAAAAGTGGACATGGTTTGACAAGAAGGTGCCTACAGCCCTGACGGTCATCATCCTGTCCATCATCCTCTGCCCGGTCTGCCTGTTGGGACTTGCGGCATATTATGGGGTAGCCATTGAGTGGTTCATGGTATTTGCATCATTCATTGCTGCCTTCATTGTGGCGTTGGTGTCCATGGATGGATGGGAAAGGGTCACAGAGCTTGCAGAAAAGCTCATCAAAAAGAAGTAGCCTATGGATTATGTTATCACGTTCTCTGATGTGATGGCAGGGGTCATCACTCTTGGGCTTGGAGTGATAACCTTCTTCATCAAGGGGTGGTTCAACAACCTCAAGAGCAGCACAGAGGAGATAAAAAAGCAGATTAAAGAGAATGATGACAAAGTAAATAAGAGAATTGACAAGTTGGAAGAGGAGACAGACCGGGATATAGCGAACATCAAACAGGAACTCAATGATATAAAGGGTGATTTTGCTACCACGTTTGTACTCCGTGAAGACTTCTTCCGCTCCATGAACGGAGTGGAGGACAGAATGAGGAGCATTGACAGCAAGATTGACAAGCTCCTGATGCAGAACAACAGAAAAGAGTGAGGTGAACAACGTGAATGACTTAGAAAAAGCAGAAATCAAGCAGAACAAGGCAATCAGGGGATACATCATCCGGTGCTTGGTGAAGGGATACAACAACACAGCCCTCACAAGGCAGTTATCCAATGCCATGATAGCAGCCGGGCTCATCATATCCCCGGACATCAGCAAGTATCTTGATTATCTTCAGGGAGCCGGATACATCGAATTTACCGAGGAAAAGGTCACAGCCTACAATGCCTATGCCAATGATGCAGTCATCAAGCTCACCAAGGAAGGCGTAGACCTTGCGGAAGGTACGATTGAAGACAATGGGGTTGATATTTGATGGGTGATAAGAGAACCAAGCAGAGAATAACCTCAAAGATTGATGAGCTCCCTGAAGACTTGCGGATGAAAGTGGATGTGATGCTTGCTGACACATCTAATACCTATGAATATATTAGCCAATTCCTGAAGGGAGAGGGCTATGACATATCAAAGTCCAGTGTAGGCAGATATGCCACACGGACAAATAACGCCATGCAGAGGCTTCTTGAAGCACAGGCACAGACTGACAGACTGATACAGGTGGTGAAGGAGAACCCGGAAGCGGACTACACGGAAGCTGCCATACTCCTGACCATGAACGGGCTCCTGAACAAGGTGGCAACCGCAGAGGAAGAGTTCAATGAGATGCCACTTGATAAGGCAGGAAGGCTCATTGCTTCACTGTCCCGGACAAAGGTATATAAGGACAGGGTGAAGCAGGACATGAGAAGGAAGGCTGACATTGCTTTCCGTGAAATGGAGTCCGAGATGCTGAAGGTCATCAAGCAGGATGAGAAGTCAGCAGCACAGCTCAAGGAGATACTGGCAAAAGCAAAGGAGCGGATGATGGAAGATGATTGATATTGACAACTGGATGAGGGAGCTTGAGGAAGAGGAAGATATAGAAATCAAGAACAATGAGGAGTATCAGACCAAGCTCTTTGAGGAATATGTACTCCGTGGGTCAGACCATCAGGAGGAAAGAAGAAAACTGAATGAGAGGTATCTGTCCGGAGAGGAACTCATGGGAGAGCATGGACTTAGAAAAGAACTTGCTGCCTTTGACATGTCCTACTTTGGAAGGGCGTATCTTCCACACTACTTCATCCGGAAGTCACCACACTTCCATGAGGAGCTTGATGAGATATGGAGCCGGGGAGTAATGAAAGGAAGAAACCCTCTGAAGGAAGCAAAGGTCATATCAAGACTGAAGGGCTCCCGTCAGGTAGTGGCAGCTCCCCGTGGTCATGCAAAATCAACCAACTTCACATTCAAAGACAGTCTCCATGCCATCCTGTACGCATACAAGCATTACATCCTCATCCTGTCTGACTCTTCAGAACAGGCGGAAGGCTTTCTTGATGACATCAAGACAGAACTTGAGGACAATGCAAATATCATCATGGACTTTGGCTCCCTGAAGGGGGACAAGGCATGGAGAACCGGAGTGATACTGACCAAGACAGACGTCAAGGCAGAGGCAATAGGCTCCGGGAAGAAAGTCAGAGGTAGAAGACACCGGAACTGGAGACCTGACCTCATTGTACTGGATGATATTGAGAATGATGAGAATGTCAACACACCGGAGCAGAGGCGTAAGCTGAAGAATTGGTTTGACAAAGCAGTATCAAAGGCGGGGGATACCTACACAGACATCATGTATATAGGTACCATACTCCACTATGACTCCCTGCTCAACAATGTACTTCAGAACCCAAGATATAAGACCAAGAAGTACAGGGCTGTCATATCAGAGGCAGTCAATACAAAGCTGTGGGATGAGTGGGAAAGCATCTACACCAACCTCTTCAATGAGAACCATGAGGAGGATGCAAGGACTTTCTATGAAGCCCATGAGGAAGAGATGCTCCTTGGAGCTGAAGTCCTTTGGGAAGAGAAGCTGTCCTACTATGACCTGATGGAGATTAAGGTATCCGAAGGTACAGCCTCCTTCAATTCAGAGCTTCAGAATGACCCGATTGACCCGGAGAGTGCAACATTCAATCCTGAATGGTTCGATTATTATGAACCGGAGCTCATGGACTTCTCAAGTCCGGAGTTCGTCTTTGTAGGTGCAAATGACCCGTCACTTGGAAAAAATAAGAAGTCAGACACAAGCTCCATCATCAACCTTGCCCTATCTACCAAGACCGGGTACATGTATGTGGTGGATGCCTCCGTAGAGAAAAGGAAGCCGGATGTCATCATTGAGGATGTGTTTGAGATGAACCGGAGACTGAAGAGGGACTACAAGAAGGGCTTCTACAAGTTTGGTGTGGAAGTTGTTCAGTTCCAATACTTTTTCAAGGAGGTCATGGCTGCAAAGTCAGCCGAGGAAGGAGAGTATATCCCAATAGAGGAGATACAGTCAACGGTCAACAAGATACTCCGCATTGAGTCATTGCAGCCTGTCATCAAGAACAAGTACCTGAAATTCAACCGGGAGCACAAGACACTCCTGAAACAGCTTCAGGAGTTCCCTATGGGAAAGAATGATGATGCTCCTGATGGTCTTCAGATGGCGGTGCAGCTTGCACAGACAGTCAAGGCGGTAGCATCAAAAGCCAATTACAAGACAGTCCTCCGGAGACGTTTCCGGATGGGTAAAGGTGCCTACTAGGAGGTGTGATACAGCATGGCAAAAAGAAAGAAAAGGAACCGGGGCGGAGGAGTACCCTTCAATCCGGATGTAGATACAGGAACAAAAAGACCCGTGACCGCAAGAGTGGCGGTTGGGGATGTCAATGACAAGTTCTCTGATTATCCATCCAACGGACTGACACCACGCAGGCTTGCCCGTATCTTTCGGGAAGCTGATGAAGGGAATGTCAGGGCACAGATGGAGCTCTTTGAGGAGATGGAGGAAAAGGATACACACCTCTTCTCACAGATGCAGACAAGAAAGCTTGCTGTGACGGGTCTTGATTGGGAAGTGCAGCCATTCTCTGAAGATGAGATTGACAAGGAGATAGCGGACTTCATAGATGAGCAGCTCAAGGGAATTGAGAACTTTGATGAAGTGCTCATTGATATGTTGGATGCCATTGGAAAGGGTATCAGCATCATGGAGCTTGCATGGACAGTAGAGGATGGAAGGAATGTCATTGAGGATATTGAGTATGTGCATCCTAAAAAGCTTGTGTGGGATAGTACAACGGATGAGCTGAAGGTATGCACAAGAGAGTATCCTTCCGGCGTGGAGCTTCCGGAGAATAAGTTCGTAGTACATAAGTACAAGGCAAAGTCAGGACACGCAAGCCGGGCAGGAATTATGAGGGTTGTCTCATGGATGTACCTGTTCAAGAACTATGACATCAAGGATTGGGTGAGCTTCTGTGAAGTGTTCGGTATGCCGCTCCGTCTTGGTAAGTATGATGCTTCTGCATCAGAGAGTGACAAGAAGCAGCTCATGGAAGCCATCATCAGTCTTGGAACGGATGCAGCCGGGATTGTGCCGAGCTCCACAATGATAGAGTTCATTGAGTCACAGAAGACCACAAGCGTAGAGATATATGAGAAGCTTGCCCGGTACTGTGATGAGCAGATAAGCAAGGCAATCCTTGGACAGACACTCACATCAGACAGCGGCGGAGGCTCTTATGCACAGTCAAAGACCCATAACGAGGTCAGACATGACCTGACTGTGGCTGATGCAAAGGCATTAGCTGTGACAATCCGCCGGGACATTATCAGACCGCTTGTGGAGTTCAACTATGGAACGGAAGCAAACATACCATTCTTTGGCTTTGACTGCCATGAGGTGGAAGACCAGAAGGAAGTAGTTGAAATATACAAGACACTTGCCTGTGATATGGGGCTTGAGATACCAAAGAGCCACATATACAAGAAATTCAACATACCGAAGCCGGAAAACGGTGAGGAAGTCCTGAAGCCACCGCAGGCAGGAGTGATGACAGCACAGCAGCCGCCA